GAACCTGATGTGTAAGTAAAATCAGTTGAACCGGATACAATATCATCTAATGTGAAGATGTAAGAGTATGGTCTCAAGGCAGTGGATGCTTGAGCCAATGTGGAAGCATCTGTGTTAGCTGCGTCGGCAGTTAACATGTTAAGAACATCTCCAAGACCGGATGCAGGTCGGTTTGAGCCGGCTGCTCTTGAAGTGCGAATACCGAAATTGGTGTCTGTTCTTAATGATGCTCCAGCATCTGTATCTTTGCTAACAAGAGCAATTTGTGGATATATTGGAGTGAATAGAACTCTACCGGGACCGGGGGTATCAGTGCGAGTTGCTTGTTGGAAACCACCTGAGAAGTGTGTAATTGGTGCCCCATAATTACTTGCACCCTTACCAATGGCAATCATACCAACGTTGGCATCGGTGGTGCCAATGTTGCGATCGGTTCCAGTAGTTACATTATCTGTTCCAAAATCGTCTGGACCATACATTGGAGGACCAAAGAAACCAAATGGAATCAGTGCAGGGTTAGAAATTGAGTCATTAACCTCGCAGTAAACGTATTTCGACTGATTTGGATAATCACCATACTCACGAAGTCTGCGGTTTTGCTCATCCCACTCAATATATCTGTCTCCGATCATTTTACCAATGTAATTTGGAGATGCGGGGTTCAAGTTAAGGTTATCGAATCTTTCAATAACTTGAGGTGCCTGATCGGTATCGTTCAGTGCGCGCAAGACAACAGAGAAAGTACCGTACTCGTCAGTGAGCGAAGTAGATTGTCTAATTCTTTCAATTGTGACCTTAACATTCTTGTGTAACCACTCACCATGTCCGCGTCCTTTAAGACGGAATAACTTAGTGGCGCTGTTAATATCAAAGGAGCCAGCATCACCAACATCTTGTGCGATAAACCAACCAGCACAAGCTTCTGAAGAAGCAACTCTCTTAAGGGACGGTCCTTTAGTGGGTGCTGTGGCAGAACCAGAACCGAGAGGCAGCATAATACCAACCAGTCTTGTTGAAACACTAGTTAATTGATCTGTAAGGAACTGTTCATATGATTCACCTAACCAATATACTTCTTCTCCACTACCATCGGTAGAATAATACTGTGATGTATTCGACGAAATCAATGTTGGGTCAGTGTTAACTTGCTTACGGATGAATTTGTTGCTGCTATCGTTAAAGTTAAACTCTAATACTTTGCGACCCGCATAACTAATGGTGCCACCGGGCGATGGACGGGAGGCTTTAGTGCTATCAATTGCGATAGAGAAATTACCATTTGCATCAGAGTTAATGAATGTGTTAATTGCTCCAGTAAAACTATTTTCAAATGCTGTTGCTGGACCTGTTAAACCGCCAGTAAATGCGCCGTCGGAGGCGGCGGAGCCGCCATTAATTTTAACATCCACCAAGTTAGAAGTTATCGCCGTGTTACCTGCGGAGCCACCAGTGGCTTGAGTTAATGTAATTCTAAAATTTCCACTACTGGGTTCAGAAACCGCAGATACAGTGACTTTACCAGCGAGTGTGCTAGCTTCAATTGCAGTTTTTAAATTATCTGCACCATGTTGGGAACCACCACGGGAAAATTGTGTGGCAGATGTCGTTCCAGAGGTACATTCAAATGTTGCGCTTGTTCCGTCGGTTGCAATTATGGTAATTGTGTTAGTGGCAGTAGGCGCATTTTCAAAATCAATTTGCGCCGTGGCGGCTGTGGTAGCTCCGGGGTTTTGACCAAAAGTAGAACCAGAGAGCAGAACAGCACCAGAATCAGCGTAGAAAATAGCACCCAATGCAAAAGAGCCCGTGTTGGAAGCTTGATGATCTGCATCACCGCCGCTGGGTTGTGTCAAGCCGGTCTCGGATGCAAGAGAAGCAGAGGTAGCAACGAAAAGCCCATATGCACCACCACCATCACCAGTTACTGCTGGTCCGGTTGTAGTTTGCCAACCAGCTTTACCGCCGGCAGTAGCGTTAATTGACTGTTGTCCCAAAAGACGAACATAAGTAAGGGGAGTATCATTAGCTTCTAAGTGAGCTTTGGCAGCATAAGTACCATACATTGGCGAACGGCTAACGCCTGTTCTATAAACATCGGATTCAGCACTACCGGGAACGGTATCTCCGAATTGGTTAACAAAGTCGCGATACGATTCGACTCTGGTGGGGGTCATTGCAAGACCTTGCTGACTGCGACCAATAACTACTGGTCCGATCTGTTCTAAGACTCTTGGGCGAAAACTGTTATCAATCTCGTTGATAAAGACACCGGGCGATACAAACTTAAAGTTTTTTACTGACATTTAGCAAATTCCTCTCTTTTGTTATAATATTAAATTATAAGCTAATCAACAGTAAATAGTTATTGCATTTTCAAAAGTCTTTCGATGGAAGAAGAAATTGATTGGTTTCAGGAACTAATTCCCAAAAAAGTCAGGATCACCCGGAAGTGGTACACTTTCTCTAGGAAATGTTACCTCGACCACATTTTCATCGATGCGTACAATTTTGCGATCATCATTTGTGCCTTCACCGATTAAATATCCAAGAACTTTGATTTTAACATCAGAGGTATAATTGCGGGCATCTTCAGCTAAGTTATTGACATTGTTGGAACTTGCAAACGATGAATCAATAAAAGCTTCATAAACATGCCCATTTCGTCGCAGAGTGAAAGCGTTAATTTGACCAGTTCTGGTAATGAACGGCGATATAAGCTCGTTCATTTGTTGTTGATATTCGGACGTAATTTTAATTGCGTATTCAGCTTCAATGTAAACTGGAATTGGGATCGATAATGTTTGGATAACGATTTTTTTGTTGATTCTTGGGAAATTTGGTTGTCTGCTGGTGCCGGTATTGGTTCTTGTTCCTGAAGCCACCGCAAAGTTTCTTGTCTTATCCTGAACTATGCGGCGAGCCAAAGTAAGTCGGCCGGCACGACCATTATGTCTATCTGAGTAGATGTGCGCTTGATATGAACCTTTTCTATTTGGATCTTTTGTGATTCCTGTACGTTCAATACTAATCAAAGGTAGTGTGAGGGTGCCGCTATCATCTCTTAATTCTTTCTCATTTTTGATTTGGAACGCTCTCTCTGGTGTTTGCCAAAGCACCGGTACCTGCTTGCGACCCTCATTAGTGTTGGAATAAAGATTCAAATCGTTTTTGAGCCATGAAGTGATTGCATAATCAATATCTTCAATCGTTGACTCAAGCATGCCAATCTCACGTAACGATATCGAGCCACTGTTTGGTAACTCTGGCAGCATTGCAAAATCGAAGTTATCAGGTAGCATCAAAAAGTCCCTTTCTTGCGCGCTTAGCAGTCGCAATAATCTCGAAGGTCTGGTCTACCTGACCAAACAACTTGCGAGGGCTGGAGAGCTTTGTAAGCTCATAGTATTTATCACCGTATAAAATAAAGTCGCCTTCTCTCACAAACAGATTTTGATCTTCGTTGAGTCTTCTCTTGTGAAACTTGACTGTAATCGCAGAATCTTTATCAATACCGAAACCTTCCATATATGACGTAGATTCTTGGTCAAACTCTATCATAACATAAACTCTGACTGGAGACAAGAAAGTTTTTTCTACAGCCTCGCCATATAAGTCATGGAAGTCTGTTCTCTCTAGATCGATGGAATAATACAGAATAGCCTGACCAATGACGTTTTCAATAAGTTCATCATTGACTTGCTTTACAAGATCTCTTTCTTTCTTGCCTAAGAACAGCGGGGGTGGCGGCTGTTCAGGTCTGTCCCATTCATCTGCCATTTAATTATCCTACAAATATTCCAAGCGGTGAGAATGCAAATGTTTTTGCAGTTGCATCAGCTTTCTCATTAGAAGTCTTAAGAAGTTCTTGGTATTCAACTTCTTTGAGCATTTCAGTTAACTTATCTTTCAGCGCTTGTTGCTCATCTTTTGCTTGAGACAATAACTCTGAATGATTTAGCGTAACATTATCACCGGGAATTGGTATTGTTGTAAACTTACCGCGAATCTGACCCAGCATCTCTTTACAAAGCGCTAATGCATACTTACGAATCCATTGCTTGCCCATTGAGTTAATATTAATAAATGGTATGTTCTCGTATGGAAGTGTGTTCATGTTATTGACGCCCAGCGTTCCATCGTCATAACCGGCCGTATCATCAGTGGAATCTTGCTTAACATAGAAGTTAAACCACAGTCTGTCCAAACCCCCACCAAATGATTGAGGCGTTGGGAACAATCTAAGTCTATTGTTCTTAATCTCATAAGAGAAGTGCGAAGTGCGTGTAAAGATAGAGTCTTCATACATAATAGCTTGCATTTTGTTTTGCCACGTTGGAACAAGCTCGAATGTTGAATCATCGGCAAACTGACCGTAAGTCGAGTAATTACCGACAACATTGATTCCGCCATAGTAGCCATAGAATCTCCACATTGCTCTAGGAGTCTTATAGTATACTTTAGTTATAAAGATTCTCTTTCCATCAATAGAACCATTAAATTCAGAACTACCAGAAGTGCTGGCATCATTAATTATATATTGAAGATCATAATCTTGTTGGCCAGCGTTAGGTCTAAATGATCCTGAATAGATTCTATGCGTACCACCAACACCTGCTTGTGTTGATAATCCATCTCCAACTCTTTGTGCATAAGTTGCTTGAAATCTGGGAACTCTCAAGTTTGAGCCTGTTGGTCTTACTGTCCCAATAAGTTCGCCTTTGTGGTTAAATGTACCGGTAACATTGCCTATAGAATCACCAAGAGCGTTTTTGGTCTGGTGTAAGTTGATAATGTAGGAATATTCTAAAACAGCCTCTTCATATGCAGCATACACGTTTGATGGTGTAAGTTCAATATCTACTACATCGCCACCAAGCTTTTTATATACGTATGCAACCTGTGCTGCAGCGCCTGATACGAAGTCCACAGAGCCCGTGTACATGCCAAAAGGTACTGCGGCTGCAACATCATCGGTAGAGCCTGTAGATGTCAATATAACCGCGTTTACGGTTGATTTAGGTTGAATGTTGGTTGGCATTAATAGTCCCTCTATTATTTAAATAGTAGAGCCCTAAACAAAACCCCCTGTGAAAACAGGGGGCTTTTTGGTAAGGAGCTAAAAATTAACTTTTAGAGGTTGTTTTTTTAGTGCTAGACTTTCGACTAGCGGTTTTTTTAGTTTTAGTTGTTTTTGTTTTAGCTTTGGTTTTAGCAAGTTTCACAGGTACAGGGACGGGGGCAGGCTCAACTGCCTCTGCTACTGGTTCTGCTTGAACTTCTTCAACAACAGGGGCTTCCTCTACTACAGGAGCAGCTTCAACCACTGGTGCTGGTTCAGGAGCGACCTCTGGTGATCCCAGAAGCCGTGCCCTTCTTGCTAATACTCTAGCTCTTTTTGCTTTACGACCCATTAATTACCTCAAGAAGCAGCGAATGCGGTTGTAACTGTGCCCTTGTGAGCAATATTTGCTTGCACATGCCAGTTGGTACCATCGCAATAAATTTCAACGGTTGAACCGGCAAAAACACCGTTACTGCTAGAGGCTGAAGATGTCACCTTAAATACCAAGTGGCTCGCAACTGTAGAGTGGACTAAGACAGTATCTGTGCCACCACCAGTCTTTTCAACTGTTGCCAAACCTTCCATCTTACCATTTGGCGAAACAATCCTGAGAAGTGTAGCGTGGTTTTCAATTGTAGCGCTAACAATAAACTTGAAATAAGCACCTTCTTTAAGTGCTGGTAAAGTCACAGCAGTATTGGCAGTGCCTAATAAATAAACCTCACCCGACTCCGCGCTTTCGATTGTTTTATCAGCGGTAATAGTTTCGATTCTCATGAGCGATGCATTTCTTGACGCTCTTCCTACTTTAGCCATATTATTTATCTCCTTAAATATGATTAATTAAATTCGATGTATACCATCGTTAATTCAATAGTAAATAGTCTTATCTTCCAGTAAAGTCATCTTGTGGTACAAAAAACCAAAATCTGAAAAAATTACTGGAGAAATTTTTAAGCACATGTACATTTTTAGTATTTTTGTCTCAAAAAGAAAACCCCCAACCACAAGGGAAGGGGGCATCTTTTCAATGACCGTTTAGGTTAAATCAGGAACCCGATTCACCCAAGAGGCCGCGACAGATAACAAGACCGTACATATCTGGACGAACCATCTTCTTGGCGTAACGAGTCATGACACCCTTACGCGGCACGAAGTCTTCTGGTCCGAAGATCGTAGGAGTTGTTTGCAGTGGCACGTATGGAGCGTACACGTAACCGCTTTCAAGGAAAGAGTTACCGCGACGGCCAATAAGGAGCACGTTGCGAAGGAAGTATGGGTCAACAATGACATCAAACTTCTTGCTAAGCGAACCAACTTGAACTGCACCGATAGAGCCGCTTTCTTGGTCGTGAGTGACAGAAGCACGGAATCCAGCAGTGAACTCAAGGATGTTAGCAACTTCAGGCGAACAAACGACGAAGTTAGCACCACCACGGAGAGTCTTACGGTGAATTTGAGCGGAAACATCGTTAATGGTTTCAACAAGTGTTTCGTACCACTCACTAACGGTACCGGTGAAGTCAGGGGCAGCCGAAGTTGCACCAAGCTCTGCACCAGTCTCGCGATTCACGAAGAGACCGGGGGAACGCGACCAGTAGTAGGTTGCAGCAGTAGCACCATTCACAAGGTCAGCAAGGATTTCACGATCGATTTCGAGAGCAACTTGCTCCGAAAGGATGCTGGTTAACTCAACTTCTGCATCAAGGTTGTGGTAAGCGTTAAGGTCTTGACCTAACTCTGGGGACCACTTAGCCTTGAGCTTCTTAGTTTGAGCAGTAACAGCGATCGAGTCAACCTTGATGTCGATCTCAGGAATAGCACCAACTGCTTCCAGTGGGAAGAGATCACCAACAACAGCACCGGGAGCACCCGAAACAGCATCGATTTGATCCTTAACTGGATAAGTGACATCTGCACCAGCAAGTGCGACATCAAGGTTTTCAGGACCGGACGCTGCACAATCACCACCAGTAGCAGAGAAGACAAATCGGATAGCTTCTCCAGTGGTCATGGCGTCTGCTGCAGCAACTTTGCGAGTCAAGCGACGAATTTGAGTAATAGTGGGAGTACCAGTAACACCACCAACATCGGCAGCAGCTAAGTTAGCAATCTGGAATGCTGAAAGGTTATCAAAGTCTGGATCGCCATCATCGCTCTTAAGATCAGTCTTGGTTACATCAATAACAATCACACCCAGTGAGCTATCAGTTAATGCGAGCAAGTCAGCATCGTATTGAACGCGCTTAGCATCAGTCTCAGAAACGCTGCCATTCAGAAGAAAGACGCGCGTCTTTGTATTTGCAGAAGCGGGTATATCGGAAGCGGTACCGCCGGAGCTGTTAGAACCACTTGGAGATGCATAAGCATAACCAGTTCCACCATCACGAATTGGACCCGAACCAGCAGCACCCAAAGTAGCAGCATCAACAAGGTTAACACCACCAGTCACTTGGCTACCAACTCGATCGGTACCGTAAATCGAATCATCCGAATCATTACCCATACGAGGGAAAGTACCACCAGCAGCCTTGTCTCCAGAGTTAGGCGAGAACCTAAAATCAAGGAAGAAAATGAGACCGGATGGTAAGCTCATTGGTTGGACAGAAACAAGATCGTTTGCGATCAAGCCTGCAAAAACGCGACGAACGATGGGGAATGCAACGGCTGCGAAGCCCTCAACATCACCAGCGGCAAGAGTACTTGCTTCGCGGAGGAGTTCCTTTGCTTGGTTTTCAAGCAAGCGTGCCATCGAGTTTCTTTGTTGTTCTCCATTGAGACCTTCAAGAAGCCCTGTCTTCTCCCATTTGTTGAGAAGAGCGGAACCTTCAGCACGCATATCACGATTGACAACACCTTCTGTCAATCTTTCGATAATACTAGACATAATTAAATCACCTCCTTTTTTTTATAATTTATTGTTTATTTAATTCCAGCTAGTCTTTTCATCCGATCTTGGAAGGGATCGGACGACGTGGACTCTTCACGAGTCGCACGGATAACAGTAGAACGACGACTAATTGCTTCGCTCAGTGATTGTGGGCTGCTCTTAGGCTTAGCCTCCACTGTGCTTTGAAGCGTATCATAGATTGTCTTCGCCTCTGTTACAGAACCAGCATCAGAAATTGCTTCGACAATTTTATCTTTTTGTCGCTCATTCAGCGAGGTATTTCTTAATACACGGTTCGTGTAAAGCAGTCTAGCATTAGAAAGGTTCGTGTCTTGAAGACCTTCTTTCAATTCGCTAATTGCTGCTTCGTATTTTGAAAGCTTTTCTGTAAGTTGGTTATTCTCAAATACCAACTCTTCTTGGGCTTTCTTTAAATCTTTCATTTCTTCTTCTACATCTGTAGAACGGCGATGAGCCATTTCTTTTTCCATCTGATAAACTTTGTCTTCTTCGCGGCGACCTGCCCATCCGGCAAGGTCAGCACCCATATCAACGGTAAGTTTTTCCATAATCTTGTTGAAGAGTTTGTCTTTATCTATATCTTCAGACATTGCACCCATGATTCCGTCTAAAGCAGAATCGTCAGGGGCTTCAGCAGCCGTGTCTTCGGACATTCTTCCGGCTTGTTTTTGCGCCTTCGCTAGTTGCTGCTTAACAGTAAACATCATCTTCATCATAGAATTAGCTTTAGCTGGATCACTTCCGGCCAATGCTTTCATTTCTTGCTCCATCTTTGCAAGTTTATTTTTATAAAAGTTTACTAATTTCTGAGGATCCAAGCCGGGTTCCCCGACTGCGGCGCCATCGGTTGACATGCCTTTTGCTTTCATTGCGGCGGCGATGGCTGGCGAAAGTGCTTCATCAACCTCGTCTTCGTCGTCATCTTCAGACAAAACGTCAGCAAGCTCTTCTTCAGTTAATTCAATTTCTTCGTCTTCTTCAATAGAATCTGCAAGTTCTTGCAAGCTTTCTTGTAAGGCACTTAAGTCAATTGTTAATTCAGTAGAAGAACCCTCACCAGAGAAATCATCTAAGTTTTCCCCTTCCATGTCGGATAAGTCATCAGTTGCTGCAAGGGGGATTTCTTCGTCAGTGATGCCATTGGCTTCATCTTCACCAGTAACAGGGGCTTGCTCTTCTGCGGCCGCGGCTAAAGGATCTGCTCCCAATCCTGCGTCAGCACCTAAGTCGGCACCTGCTTCGGGAGTGGCTTCATCGCCACCAAGACCAAGACCTAAGTCATCTTCTTGCTCTAAAAGTTTTTCTAAAGTCTCTTTAACTTCACTAGAATACTTTTCAATAACGATCGTTTCAGCGTTTTTAAGTGCTGATTCACGCAACGCCTTAGCATCGACGATGGCTTCTTTTAATAAACTTGACATTAATAGTGCTCCTAATATGAGAAATGTTCAAAATAAATAGTGCTTTTATGTGTGAAACACCATTTTTACATTATACTAGAGTCTAAAATTTATTTAAGGAATAAGCTGGTCGAACTCCCAGACACATGTTACGATGCAATCACCGGGTGAGCCCTGTGGCCAATTTAAGTTTTTTAAGCCAATAAGGTCTCCGGCATTATAGTGTAGAGAACCTGAAGCAGTAAATGTAGTTGTTGCATTATCAGTAGCTGGAAAAGTTGCTGTCAGTGTCTCAACAACAACAGCGGAGCCTCCACCAATTGTTTGAACTCCTGTTCCTGCTTTACGTAATTCAATACTAAAACTACCATTCTGTTGATTTTGAACTCTGTAAAGTAATTTTACTAATCTTCCATCGTGAGGAGCAACCATATTATGTACTTCATTAGCAGTTCCAGTTTCGTTAACAGTGACGAATGGAATAAAAGTGTTATTACCCGCACCACCAAAGTGATGGTGTGTGTAGTATAATTGTTTTCCTCTAATTTCTCCAAGAGTTGTTAAAGAGCCAGTTACGAATGTGCTACCTGAGAGTGATGTTGAACCAGTAACTGAAAGTGCGTGTGTTGGAGCAGAGGTATTGACACCAACTCTATTGGCGTTACCATCAACATAAAGCATATGTGTGTTGGTATTACTTTCAACTCTAAAATCAATAAGTGAATCAGAACTTTCATTAACAACAACTTCTGGTACAGCGCCATTAATTCTTAAGCCTTCTTTCATAGAACCAGCATCATTAGTTTTGAAAACGATATGCTTATTAGTGGTGTTGTTTTGGATCACAAAGTTATCAGAACTGTTAACTCCTAATAGAGCTAAACCGGTACCAGCACTGTTACTAAAGAACATGCTTGGTATGTGGTTTCTAACTTGCACATTGCCTGATAAGAATAAAAACTTTGACGTGCTATCAAATGTTAAATCAGCTTCAGCATTCACTGTACTGGAATCAACTGAGGTAAGAATTCTATTGTTAGAAGCATTTGTATATGAAGAGATAGCTGCAGCACCGACAGCAACACCATCTGCAAAAAATGCAGATGCTGATATGGCTGCTGAACTTGAAATGGGAACTGATGAAGTAATCGCTGAACCAGATACGATAAATCTTTGTATACCATTGGTTTTGAGTGCTACTAAATCTGTTTCAAAATCTATTTGAGTATCTTCGGCGTCACCCTCGAATTTTACATCACCGTGGGTTTGTGGTCCTTTTGAACTATTATATGCCATTTATATTTATCTCCGTTTATTAGCCTATCTTGTTAATTACGTGCCAAGTGTTGCCATCAGATTGAAGCATCCTTGTGGAGTAATTAGATTTTAAAATTACAGAATCACTTAAATCAATTTTAGATTCTTCGCATGTAATTTCGACAGGCTGTGAATTTAACTTATATCTATCAGAATTTACTTTTTTAATAATCAAAACTCTCCCTCTACTATTACAAGGTGGAGGTAGCATTACAGTAATTTTATTTTTATGTGTATCACAAATTAATGTGTAGTCAGATTCAGATACAGTGTGTGCGGGTTCAGTAATGTTTCTAATGCTATTATAAACAGAACCCTCGCAAACTAATTTGTTGCTAGCTATGACGTTTTGTCCGTTAATTTTACCTTCAACTTTTAAAGTATTTTCTGCTGAATCATACTTGAGATTTGAACAAGAATCAAATTCTGAGGAGCCTTTAAACTGAATATCGCCAATAGTTCCAGCAGCATGTGGAACTTTAAGTTTTAAGTATCCATCGTAAATGTTTTTGAGGGTAGTGCTTTTAACTGAACCAGCAGATACGTCAGTTAATAAAAGTAAATCATCATCACTAGCGTTTTGTCCTCTGTCATTAATTTTGCCAACTTGACTTATATCGATTGTAAGCTTGTTTGATTTTAGTGCAAGACCGCAGCTTTTTTCAAGCTGCAAACTAACACCGTCTTCATCGACTGAAATACCTGCTGCTGCTTTAACTTGTAAATCTCCTCTTACATTATGCAAGCCGTTTGAAAGCTGTAAATCATAAGCACCGATAAGACCATCAAATTTATCTGTGGGAATATCAAACATCTTTGCGGCCGAGCCGGCAACTACATTTGCGTTAACGGTTTTGACATTTAATTTACCTTCAACATAAGTCAGGTCGTAACTTGTTTTAGCATCACCATCGGCATCATAAATTAAAATACCATTTTTTGTTTTTCCTGCAACACTACGCACACCAACATCTTTTAAGGTAGCGCAGGGACTCTGTGCATCAGTATCCCAAAACACACTTGCGCTAACAGTATTTTTGAACACCTTTACTCCGCCAATCTCCTGATCAGCGTGTTGATCAACAGAGCCATCGACTGTGCCCTTAAGAATATTATATGCCATTTAAAATCCTCTCATCCATAAATAGATTGATTAAGTGTTTTGTCTTGTATAATGTATGCACCAAAATTACTGAAGTGTTCTGGAAAATAAATCATTTCATATTTTTCAACTATTTCCTTAACTATAATTTTCATTCTATGTGAGTTGCCAGTTATAATTTTCAGAGGTGTTTCATTTTTCAATATAAACTCTTCAACTAAACTTGAAGCTTCGCGGTGTGTTATTCCATGCAAATCTAATACATTCATATACTTAAGTAGTATAAAAAAAAGGATGCCTCCCGTAAAGGAGACATCCAAGTATCCAACTGACGTTGGAAATTTGATTACACGATACCCCAGCTACCTGTAACAAGGTAAACCAAGCTAACTGCAGCGTGTGGCGATTCAAGGAGAATCGCTGTTTCGCCATCGATAGTTTGAGAGTTGTGTGCAGTAGAGACTGTAACATCACCAGTTTGACCGCGCTTGATAACAACAAGGTCACCAGTACTTGGGTTGTTCGGAAGTGTGAAACTACCACCAGCAGAGCCAGTAGTGAAGTTGTAACCTTCAGAAAGTGCAGTACCAGAAGACATTTGTGTACTTGTACCAGCTTGTGTCGAAAGAACACCGTTGGAGGCCGCGAGACCAGCACCAGCCATTGCTGCAACAAGATCAGCAATACTTTCTTTCTTAGTGGCGTTAGAATCATTAGCATCAATGATAGCAATGCTATCGGCAGCAACAGCGACATCAGCAGCAGAAAGATCATTAAGATCAACTTTAATGTCGTTAGCCTGCACTCCGATACCACCGTTAGTAGCGTTAGCAACACTAATCACGGCTGCGGATGCACCAAGACCAGCACCTGCGAAGAGAGCTGCAAGGTCATCAACAGTTTCCTTGTGAGTACCATCGTCGGTAACATCTTGGAAAGCCAAGAAGTCGCCAGAAGCAATGACTTCTGCAGTCAACTCGCTAAGATCAACGTCGAGGTTACCAGAACCATCTTGTGCGAGACCATAGCCAGCAACTGCTGGAGCAAGTTTTGCACCGGTAACACCGTCATCTTTAAGACGCAGCGAAGCGAGACCAGCAGCCTCAATTGTGCTTTCATCTGCAACAACGTGAATTTTAGAAATTGAATCTGCACCACCAACAAAGTCTAATGCATCACCGGTAATAGAACCAGTAATCGAAACCTTGTCAGAAGCAATATGAACAGCACCAGAAACCGCAACCGAGAGAGTTGAGTTGGAACGGCTAAGACCCGAACCATCTAACAACGCTGCAAGGTCAGCAGTAGAGCCTTTCGATGCAGCACCAGTAGCGCCACCATCAAGGAAGATTAAGTGGTCACCGTTAGCAATAGTAGCTGCGGCAGCTTCGGTAAGGTCAACATCAACTTGATCGGCTTGAACATCAATAAGAGAACCAGCGCCAACTTGAAGGTTACCAGAACCATCTTGAGTTAAACCGCCCGCAGCGACTGCTGGAGCAAGTTTAGCACCTGTGACACCATCATCTTTAAGACGAATTGAAGAACGACCAGCAGCTTCAATTGTGCTTTCATCAGCAACAACATGAATTGCGGAAATCGAGTCAGCTCCGCCAGCAAAGTCTAACGCATCACCGGTAATAGAGCCAGTAATCGAGACTTTATCAGAAGCGATGTGGACAGCACCAGAGACTGCGACAGAAAGAGTCGAGTTAGAGCGACTAAGACCAGAACCGTCTAACAATGCGGCAAGGTCAGCAGTTGAACCCTTAGATGCGGCGCCAGTAGCACCACCATCAAGGAAGATTAAGTGGTCGCCGTTAGCAATAGTAGCTGCGGCAGCCTCAGTGAGATCTACATCAACTTGGTCAGCTTGGACATCAATAAGTGAACCAGCACCAACTGCGAGTGCGTTACCGCCAGCACCAGTAAGACCAGCACCAGCTACAGAAGTAGCAAGCTTAGCTTCGGTAATACCAGCATCTTTAACGCGCAAGGCGTCAGAATCGGTTTCAATTGTAGAATCATCAACTTGTACAGCAAGTTGATTAGAAGAAGCGGCGAGACCATCACCAGCGATGTCAGCAGCGAATGCGCCAACAGTCTCTCTCTTCATTAATCCGTCAGTAGCGTCAAAATAGAAAAGTGAGTCAGCAGCGACATCGACTGCAGCTTGTGCGACACCAAGAAGTGAAACAGTACCACCTGCAGAAAAGTTACTCGAACCAGAAATAACACCATTGTCTTCGACTTTAGCTTGAGTATTACCAGCTATGTCTTTGACAACTATGTCACCTTCTTGATCCAAGTTACCGGACAGGATTGCCTGTCCAAATTGGAATTTATAAGCCATATTTAAAAACCCTCCATTAAAATGTTTTTATACATAAAAGCTTTGAGCAGATGCACCAATCCAGATTTGATCCAGATTACTAACCTGCTCACCTATAAATAGTGCGTACTGGGCGGTATAATTTTATGTAATGAAGAATTTATTAGTCCCATTACAATAAAGCTGTATAGATGCAAAAGGTGATTCCAAAATTACTGAATTTTGACCATCGATAGTTTGTGAGCCAGAGGCAGCGATTGTTACATTATTGTTATTGGCCGTCCCAGCTTCATCCTTTACAACATAAGTCTGCCCACTTAATAAATTGGCTGCATCGGGTAATCGTATTGATAGCACACCATTAGTGGTGTCAGTGCCAATATAGTAATCTGTGGTTGAGGCTGTGATTGTAGTGCTTATACTTCTTCTGTTAAATTTAAGTCCACCACCAATTTGCAATACATTATTTTGAAATTTAAGGTTTGCTGAGCCAGTAATATCACCATCTACTCCATCGTGAAACTGAAGAGAAAACGCGGGTCCAGCAGCGTTAATATTATCAAAATTAATATTAGTTAGATTACTACCGTCGCCATAAAATGCAGAAGCAGAAATATTGATACTAGCACTTAAATTACCAATAACATCTAAAGTAGTGCCATCAAACTTTAAATTACTTTCACATGTTAGCGTGTTTGCATCACCGCCAACATTAGTTATAATAGAGTTATTTGTGGCGTTTGATACACGCGGAACGTTGATAACTTCTGCTGCATCGGACGTGCTCAGATTACCGGACATTATAGAGCCGGTCGGGAACGTTAAATGTGTTGTTAATAGATCTGGTAGAAAGACTGTGCCAGATAAATTGTTATACGCCATTTGTTAGTCTCCCTTAATAATTAGAAGACAAACCAGTTGGCTCCATTAGAATATAAACTAATCGCAGGATTTGATCCTGTAAGAACATAATTTGTTGCGCCATCAATTGTATACGTACCAGCGGACGAGGCGCTTAATCTGATGTCTGTTCCATTAAGGTGCCCAACTTCATCTTTAACTAATAAGATTGCTCCAGTGCCATATGTTGATGGAGCAGGAATTTCTATCTTAACGCTACCAGTGGCGCGGACACCAATAATATAACTGGGTGTGCTAGCTGTATGAATCGCTGTCAGACTACTTGTTGGTAAAACAGTTTCATACATTACATTTAAGCCGCGTACATGAGTTTTTTGACTTATTGCACTTGAGCTTAAAACATTGACGCCCGCAGCATTTTTGACAATTAGACTACCGATTCTTGAGTGTGTATCGTCGTTGGAGTTACCGAAAAATGTAGAACCGGTTGTATCGATGATTGTGATGTTTTCATATTGAAAAACGCTAGCGCTAACAGCACCAGTAACAACTAAGTTTCCTGACAACACAAGAGTGCTTGGAGTGTGTCCACCACCTTCGGATCCGGTATAATATAAAAGCTTTGATGAGCCACTAGGTGCGTTTGCGCCTGTAAGAAATAACACAGAGTTAACAGGACCGGGAATAGTTAACCCAGCGCTGCTACTACAATCAATATATGCCCACCCAAAACTTGACACTAGAAAACTCCTTAGAACGTGCTACACGCTGCTCGAATAGTAGATGGTATATCAGCAGCATCACCAGATTCGACATAAAATGCAACCCTATCAACTCCTGCAATTTCAAAAATGTATTCTCGAACTGCGCCGCCAGTTCCGGCTGCTGCAGTTGCTTTTGTAAAGGTAGCGTTACCTAAAGGCAACATAAGGGGCGCCCATTCACCAAAGGCATAATTAAAACCATAAATTGCAACACTCTTATTGCTTGAAGCATCTTTTACCAATACGTGAAGATATCTTTGGTTTTCAGTGGCATAGCCATTTTGACCAAGTGTTGTAGAGGTTAAATCAGCGGAGAGCGCGGATGCACCAGCAACAGTTGTAGCTGCTTGTTTTGCAGGAGGAACTTGTTCTTCTATGTGCTTTGGTCTTCTTGTGCGTCCCCAGCTTGTTGCTTTATAAACTGACATTGTTTCTTCCTCGTTTAATATTGTTATAGTAAATAGTCATAATAAATATTCTTTAAAATGTGGTAAAAGCAGCGCGAGTTGATTGATCAGGTGCATCCGATGCGGCTGAAAAGAAGCCCACGCGATCAACACCTGAAACATCAATGATGTGAAGTTGTCCTTGACCGCCAGTTGTTCCAGTGCCACAAATAACTTGTGTCATGGTTGCATTCCCTAATGATATAAAAAGAGGTGCCCATTCGCCAAATGCATAATTATATCCGTAAACTTGTACTGTTTTATTAACTCCTGCACTGTGTTTTACAAACAAGTGCAAAAATCTTTGGTTTTCAGTGGCATAACCATTTCGACCTTCTGTGGCAGAGTCTAAATCATTTGCAAAGTGAATGGTATTTCCAACTATTTCAACACTTGTACCAGTTGTTTTTCCTTGAAAATCTGGTACAGCATTCCCGTCAGTTAACTGTTTAGGTCTACGTGTCCTACCCCAACTTGTAGCTTTATAAACAGACATGAATTAATCCTTTTATTGCATTACAAATATAAATAGTCATCTATTTTTTCTCGTGCGTTTTTCTAACGCTCTTTGTTTTTTGAGTTCATCTCTCTTGCGTCTGCGATCAGCTTTCTTTTTATCTAATCGTTTTTGGTCGGATGGCTTTGTGTAATAACGACCCTCTCTAACTTTTTCAACAATCTTTGATTTCTTGGTCTTTTTAATAAACCTTCTGATCATTACTTCTTGATTACCTCTGCACTCTCTAAGAGTTACAGATACATTTGCTGGTTTCTTTTTTCTCATTATATCCTACTTCATTGAATTCCAAATTTTACTTGAGTGCTCCATAATCGAGCTTATATCCACTCCAGCGTCGTTTGGATCTCCAAGGTCTACTGACCCTGCTGGTGAGTCTGCGGGAGCAGGACTGGTGCCCTCAAACAGATTAACACCATTGTACGCATCTTTTCCTAAAGCATCCATTAACTTCTTTCGTTCTGAATTATAGTTTTTGCTTTTGGGTGGTGGTGCAGTTTGTTTAACTATCTTTTCTTCTTTGATAACTGGAGCAGTCTGTAAGCCTTTGGCTACCTCTGACACCACATTTGACAAAAGTCCTTCTTCCAAAAGGACTTCATGTATGCACTCTTTTACAAGAGGCTTAATCATTTCTTTTAAATCACTCTTCTTCACTTAAAACCTCATTTAAAAGCCGATTGATTTTATCAGCCTTTGTGAAAACATCATTGTTAAATTCTTTAGCTTCTCGCATCATAAATGCGCCCGGAGTGGAAGGCTCGGAAACCATATCGAAACAAATCAATTGAAAATCGTCTTCAACTATTGTGCGGCCGCCCGCTTCTTTTACAGAGCCCATACCTCTAGAGGACACTCCAACAGTAGCCCCACCATTAACCAACTCTTTAAGAATTTTGCCAGAAGGCGTTTCCAATACCTTAATCTTACCCATAACTTTGTTTTCTTCCATCCACACAGATGTAACCATGTGAGAGCAATTTTTTAAGTTAATTACAGAATCGTCAGGGTGATCAAGCTCGCCAAGGGCTCTGCGTTCTTTTACAAGCTTTTTATAATTTTCAACTTCGCGAACTAAAGTTTTGTGTGGATAAACTCTGCCATTNCCATTCTGAGTTTCAGACATTTGCATAATACCAGAAAGTATCATCCCACCTTCAGACACAAATCTTTTTTCTTCTTCAGTGAGAAGATCTTGGCAGACACCGCCTTCGCATAATGCGTAATATTCTCTAAGTAATTTCTTTGACATTGTTTTACTCCGCGGCCGCAGGGGCTGGTGTGCCAGTTGCTGTTGCAGTAGCTGTAGTTTGTTGTTGATCTTGCGCCATTAACTGCTTGTCTGTTTGGCTTGCCATGCTAGTATTTGCAGAACGTAAAGCTTGCAAAGCTTTCTTAATTGGTTTTAACATGGGGTCTTGTGGATCAATTTCTAATTTTAAAATATCTTTTTCAATACCTTGAAGCACACTCGTAACTTTTTTAGCATACGATTGTAAGATGGAAGTGGCTTGCTTAGCTTTTCTAACTCTCATTAATTCAGCGCCGGCACCNTTAGCACCAAGTTTTGATAATGCAGCACCGGCTAAACCGGAACCGATTCCTTTTGTTTGAGCTTTAAGACGATCTAAAATATTCTCATCAATGGTACCATCTTCAACCATAGACTGAATTTCTTCAGCAATAATCGACTTTAATTCTTCTACAGTAATGTTCATAGCTAAGACCCTTTACAGCAGCGTCTCACTGGCTGCAACATCCACTTGTTTGTCCAAGTGACAAGAGTCTGGGTTTGATTGTTTGTGTTCATGCTTAATTCCTTCATCTCCAAAAATCATATTTAAAACATATGATGTTCCTGACGATAACCAACCTAAGATCAAAAAATTAGCCACAGTTACGTCAAAATTAAATAGTTCTGTAAACGGAGAAAGTAACATTAAAAACCAGCCTACATGGAATCCCATGCACATTGGACATCTGAATAGTTCTCCAAGTCTACCTTCGGTTGGTCTAATATCTTTAAAAATCTTTCCGTAAACAATAATTTGTGTCAGCCCGTAGGCACACAGTATAAATGTTAATAGTTCCATTAATTCCTCAAATAGTATACATGTAGTTTAATGCGTAAGGGTCCTTCACATACGTGTGTCTAAGCGAACCCTTCTCAGTTGCCTGTGGAACTTCACCAAGTTCTGTTGAGTCTTCTTTATCAGGATGTACTAAGTCCTTTTCAGACTTGGAAATAACAGCTTCAGTGTTTTCAAAGTATGGTCTTTCTTCCTCAATGAACTGCGATATATTAATTAAAGCAAGTTTAGCACCGTTTATATCAGGGTTTGTTGATTCAAGTATCTGACCTTCAAGCGCTCCAAAGTAAGAACCAGCTTGAATACTTTCAGCCTTAATAATTCCTTTTTTCATCAGCACAGTCATTAGCCTATTTTGAGCACCATATACTAAATCTGATAATGTTTCTTTGGGAAATGCTACTACTTTTTTAGTTGATGGCGATAAAACAATATCAATATCACCATGATCAAAAATCATAACGTCGCCGTTAAGCGCCTGACGAGCGTTAAGCTCAAGTCTAACTTTCTTTTCATTAGCTTTTTTACCAACACGAATAACGACGGGCATTTTAATTAAGTTCCTTTACAAGTTCTTGCACCTTTAAAACTGTGAGCAACATGTTTGTATCTGCCTCACCTTTTGAAAAGGTTTCTAATTTTTCTATAATTGTATTTGTTTTACTAATCATTTCATCATCAGCAGAAATTTCTTCACTACCTTTAGAGTTTACAAGCTCTGCTTTTAAACGTGCCAATTCTTCATTTAAAAACATTTTAAATTCAAGTGCATTATCAACAAAGGAACTGATGTATAAGCTAAGTAATTGCTTTTGCTCCTGCAAAAGAACACTATCGTATTTGTTGTTAAACTTTTTAACAAACTCTTCGACAACTAAGTTGTCAACATCAAAATCGCTTGTTGAATCTGCAGAAGCAGCCATTTGCTTAAGAACAGCTTGTTCTAAAATTACAGACTCTTTAGGGCTACTCATAGAATTAAACATTTTATGAATGTTAGCTAACGATTTGTAATTTGGGACAAAATTATTAAACACTGCAGGCTCTAATTCTTTATTTACATCTTTAATCAAATCTGTTTGGCTTATAAATAAACCATGCGGATCCAAAACACGATGTCCTAATTTCGCCTCTTTCATAATTTTTTCACAAATATCTTTATCTAAACCCTGAGATTCATAAAGAGATTGATAACACTGTAAATCTTTATAAAGTATGGAATCAGGTGCAAAATGTTTTTTAATCAATTTGACAACGGTATTTTTTCTATCGTGGTCACCTTGTAAAATTGCGGACGTTCCTTCTCTAATCAACGCCTCGTAAACAAAAGCAGTATTTCTTTTTTTGTTATATTTAGTTTTCATCATTTTGCTCCGTTATGATTTCTTTTTTATCTTCTAAACTTTTAATTAAATGATCTAATGATTCGTTTACTTGAAAAAGTTTTTGTTCTTCATTAGTCTCTTTCAATTTATAAATAGGTTCTTCTTCTTCATAAATACCATTTGCTATATTTGGAATTGGTGATGTAGCAAGGTCACGGGCGCCGGGAAACTTTGCTCTATTGGCTCTACCACCTTTTTCTCTGTTATATAAGGCATGTGTAGAGCGAGTGCGGGCGCCCATATCTCTCTTGTCATTTGTACCATCTTTTGCAATGTAAGTGCTCTTTTCATATTCTCTAACTTTATCGTTTCGAGAGCCGGGCGGTACTGCAAGAAGTGCTGAATCATCAGCGCCACCAGCACCTGCATCAGCGGCGGGTATTTCAGCAGGTGTTTGAGCCGCATCGTCGGCCGGAGGAGTTGTTGTAGTATCACCAGTCAGAGCACCAGCTAAGTCACCACCTCCGAGTCCTCCACCAAGGGCGTCACCACCTAAGCCTCCAGCGGCTGCACCGCCGGCAGCAGCAGCTTCAGCAACTTGTTGAAGTGATGCATCATATTTGCGGTCATAGTAAATTTCTCTTTGATTGCGAACAAACTCTTCGTTAGACATACCAAAGATATGCTCGCCAACCCAACGTCGAGAAAAGTATCCCTCTGTTGCAGAAGCAGCAATATCAAACTTAGATTTCCAAAATTCAATTTCTTGAAGCTCTGCAATCTTTGACGGGTTATTGAGGCTAAGCGCAAACGAAAGAAGATCGTCGCCACGAAAACCAAGAGTATACAAGTGGATAATACCAATCTTTTCTAATTCAGAAGTAAGAATTCTTTGAAGCCTTTGAATAGTTCTTGCAAAACGAATATCTTTCTGAGCAAGTGTTGTTTTATCTTCGGCCGCACCTTCGCCCATCGCTAAGTATGGCTGTGGAATTTTCAGAGCGGAGAACAGCTTGTCTCTAAGATACTTAACATCCTCAACAGCAGTTGTGTTTTGTCCACCAGCTAAGTTTGTAACATCGGTTACGGAACCGGGACGAACTGGAATAAAGTAATCTTCTTCAATACTCATTGGGTTATAGCGCAAATCAACTCGACCAGTTTGTTGATCAATCACGGTATGTCTTTTTAGCTGTGTAACAATCTTTTCCATGTATTGTTCGATATCATTTGGCGGAATACCACCAACGTCAATCTTAAATAATCTTCTCTCAGATGAGCGAATAACTCGATAAGCCATCATAGCATCTTCAACAAGCGTAAGCTGCCTAAAAATACGTCGAGCAGGATCTAAAACAGATGTACCGTATGGTGCGTGCTTATCATTACCAAGAACTCTAAAGTGCGCGATTTGCCAGTTTTCAAATGTCATACCGGCGGAGTTCCACTGATACTGAATATAGTTAGGGTTAGTAGAATCTTGCCCTTCAAGTCTTTCGACTTCTCCAATAGGAATAGAAATAACAGACTGAATACCAAAGTTGTCATCAATATCTAAGTACAAGAAAAAATCTCCGTATTTACACATTGTCCGTGCCCAAGAAAATAAATTGTGCTCTAAGTTAAGAACCTTAGAATAAAGGTTATGTAGCACAGCTTTAATTTCTTCGTTGCCACATTTGATGTTAAGCATTGGTCTTAGGTCAGAATATGTTGACATCTCATCAGCATAAATATCAAGTGCCGATGCAATCTCTGGCATGTATTCCATTTGGTCAAAGTCTACATACCGTTCAACGCGGCGCTGGCTCTGCATAGCATTATATGCAATATTATCAAGTGGCGATGACAGCGCTTTTTTGAACTGCTGACCAGACGCGGTGCGAAAACGTGAAGAATACTTATCTAAATGTTGTCTTCTAATTTTTGTACCAGACTGCGATCTATAGTTTATTATTGGACCAGAGAACAATCTAGTAAGCGCTTTAAACAACTCAGATTGTTGATTCGCTGGGTTTCTACCTTTTTTCTTATTATCTGCCATTTATATTCTCACTTTATAATCCATTTGTATTGTTCGTATAAGCTTTTTGCTTCACTAATTTTATCAAATATTTCTTTTTCTTTGTAGCCGTGTTGACCCTTAATTTGTGTATTCATAACAGTTTTTGTGGTATAAACAGCTTTAGCGAAAGCTTCTTTGTAGTTTAAGTCTCTGGCACTAGCCTGAAGTGCTGTATCCCTAACCCAACATGCAATTGCCAACGCCATAATTAAATCATCATGGTAGCCTTTCATTGCTTGTGGTTTACCGTTCCTCCAAATAAAAGTCTTCATTTCACTTATAGTGCGAGATGAATATACCGTAATTAGTTTATTTCTGATAAACTCTTCTAATTTCGCTATGATAAGAGGTCTAGTCTTCATAGAAGTGGTAAAACCGGGCACTGCAGAATTCATACTTTCAGCCATATACTGATCAATATATTCATGGGTTGACTTTATCGAATGATACAAATTAGGATATTCCATCTCTAAAAGTTTATCCAATACTGAATATCCAACATTGTTGTTTTCGACAACCAATAAGCACTCTCCAAATTCTCTACCAACTTGATTGAGCACATTCGCGTACATATCAAGAGTTGGTTTTCCTTGATATTCTACCACAACTTCTAGTGTCTCAAGTTTTACAATGTGAAATGTAGAGTAGTCAGCACCATCGCCTCTGGCTACATCAGCTACCATCAGATAGTTACAAGATGGATCGTACTCTTCCCACATCCAAATATTTCTGTCAAATCCTGTTCTGTATTTCGGTTCACGTACATTTGATAAAAGCCATTCCATACAGTCAGGATCAATTACAGTTTCGCCAGATGTGTTGAAGTTACACTCAAGCTCTTGTGCAATCTGACGCTTGGACATGTTTCTAGTTTCTTTTTTGTACCATTCTTCATCTCTATCAGGATGCACGTCCCACGGTAACGTTGTTAGATTAAAGTTGTTTGCTCCCGATTCGGCATCAGCGCAAGTTTTATGAAACCAATTTCCAACACCGTTAGGAGTAGATAGTGCAATACAGCGACCACCAGTAGACAGTGTAGGATACAGACCAGTCCACAACTCTTCTAAGCCCTCAATATGTGCAGCCTCATCAAGCACCAACAGTGACAGTGCTTCAGAACGACCAGCATCCCCAGATGTAGATGCTGCCTTAATTGTTGAGCCATTTGACAACTCAAAAGATGTTCTGTTATCAACCGAGATAGTAGCAATACGAATCCACTCTGGAAGGTTCTTCATAATACTTTTGACTTTCTTTACAAGGTTTCCTGCTGTGGCGAATTTTGTTGCCATAACAAGAATAGACTTGTCTTTGTGGAACAGCATTAACCAAGAAATATACCCGGCTGTAATCGTTGAAATACCCAACTGTCTTGCTTTTAAAATTACATTAAATCTGTGATCATTAAAATCATTCAGCAATACGTCCTGAAAGTCATAAGTATTAAAAAGTATAAGCCCGTGCATCGGGTGAGATATACGGGCATAGTTTCTTAAGAAGTAAGCAGGGTCTGCTCCGCACTTTAAGATTTCTTGAACTTTTTGTTTTTTGGTGAGTTCAAAGCTCATACACTCTCAGCTAAAACTTTTTTAATTAAAAATTTGAGTTCTTCAAGCTTGAACCCAACTTGTCTACCTTGCTGCTGTCTTGCATCCATTTCTTTGCCACCGTACAAGGAAGTCATAATTTCTTCGGCCGCTTCAGGTTCAAAACGCGAAAACACAGCATTAAAGATTTCTGCTACTTCGCCTGTATCAGCACCTTTGACCATATCATAAATTGCATCTTCAATATTACCAGACATAACGACATCATCATCGGAATCAGAATGTGGCTTTTCCATTGGTGCAGTGTCAGAGGGCTCAGAGGTTTTTGGATTTTCTAAAGCTCTTCGACGTGCGTACTCTTTGTCGCCAACCATTTTCTTAATGAGCTTTTCAGCTTCCTCGCTATACTCATCCAAATTTTCTTCTTTAATATATTCTTCAACTATAATGCGTCTTAATTGATCTTCGGTGATTTTCATTTTACGATTCCTTTTTTCTGGTATCGTTTTGTGGACGCTTTCCGCCATCGCCAGTCCAGCCACCTTGATCAATAAACTTTCTAAAGCTATCTTCAGGTTTAGTGTCGGCTTCAGCAGCTACTGCCATATCTTCATTAAGACCACCAACTCTATAATTGCAAACGGCTGTTACCCATGAGCGCACTCTAGTGGAGTTTTCGACACGCACATCCAACTCTCCTTCTTTAGTAAGAGCAACTGATTCACCACGAATCTTTCGATATTCTTTTTTAAGGAAAGCAGCTATTTCAGCAATCTGTTCTTCAACTCTTGTTTCAAAACCGCTAGCATAAACTTCCTTTAATTGCACTTCTGACATGTAGGAAAGAGTCATCATGTTTCCACTAAAGCGGACATTAAATCCATCCATAACTCTTTTGTCTAAAATGGGATCTCCCTCCTCTCTTTGCAATCCAACCAAGAGTGGTTCCCCATTTTCATCAAGGGCGCCATCATAAGCGTTAGCTGCTGCTTGTGACAAGCCCTGAACGATTTCGTAAACTGTAGCCATTATAATTATCCTTTTTTAATTTGTGGTCGCCATCCTTGCTCCCATCTTTCTTCTCTTCCATCAACGTATTGAATATAACATTTGTGACAACATTTAAATTTTGTTATACAAACATCATCTTTAACACCACTTGGGAATGAAGAACAAACCGGGCAAGAACGTAAATGTTCTCTATTAAGTAGTTTTTTTGAAACCTTTATACCATTTATATCAATTTTCTCAACGTACTCTTCATTTCTTTTAATCTTATCGTACATTTCTTTCATCTGGTTAAGATATAATTTTTCTTTTTCTTCATCCCAGCCAGCATGTGGATTGGCAATTGCTTCTTCTCCATACTTTTCTTTAATCGCTTTTTCGATAGATGCGATTTTATCAAAATCTTTTTCGCTCATACACCCCACCAAACATCTTCGCCGCGTCGGTAATTTTTAGTTTCTTTGAATTTATCTTTATTGACAAGATGATCGTCTCTGAATCTGCAATAATTGTTTGGCTGCAGGGCGAACTGTCCATCATCAAGCGATACAAGGTTCAAAGGTTTATGCTCTTGTGGATAGCGGTCAAAGCCATTTGTCCAATCAATCATAATACCTGTGTGTCTGCCTTTCCAACCAAATCTAAATAATTCGACTTCAAGACCTTCAAGATACTTTGCGCCATAAGCTTCGATATCTGGACCCATAGCAGCCCAAGGACACAAATCTAAATATGGTTTTTCTTCCCACGATTCAGGTCCGTGAAAGTCTGACATTGCATGCAAAGGCAAGCCTGACCAGTGAGCGCCTGACTCTAATAAGACATGTGCCATTGGAATCTGACCCTCTCTAGAATGTATACCATGCCATAAAGCGTAGGTATAACCTTCCGGCATGTTTGGGCCCAAGTAAGAATTGTTGACCCATACATAAAAGTGATGTGGTAAGTTAGCGTGTTTCATTTTGATAGTTCCTTGTCGATTGCATAATAACTAGCACCACCAAGTGCAACGCCACCAATAAACCACAACCATTTATATTGCGGAGAAGTTTTTTTCAAAGAGCTAGATAAAGCTTGTATTTCTTTATCTTTTTGCATTATAAATAAATCGTATTCTCTAGTCAAGGAATCGTGTTCAATTTTAATATTTTCTAATTTGTATTCATATTCTTCTCGGAGTATTTTAAGTTGATAATCAGTTCTTATTTCACATGCGTACAAAGCAATATCATACTCAGATAAGATCTTTGACATTGCGTTCTCGTCAAACAAAACACCCTCGAAGGGTGCTGGTGCCTTGTATTCAAGTATTGTAAACTTTGGTGGCTCAGTCGCATAAACAGTTGATGTTAACATTAACAATAAACTAAGGAACATATTCGACTCCGAATTTGTTTTCTATATCCTTAATAAGCTGTTGCTTATCATCTCTATATTTTCTAGTATACTCTTTTGTTTTATTTAATTTAAGCTCTTCTAGTTCTTTACGTGCATCTTCGTACTCTTGCTCAATAACAGCAATAGATTCTAAATGACTTTCCATGAGTAATTGCTTCTTTTGTATTTCTTGTTTGTGAATTTCTTTTAAACCTTCAATCTGAGCTTGAACTGAATCAGACTGAATTTGATATGCCTTTTGCATAAGATGATAGTCATATCGACTTTTTAAAGCCAAAGCAAGACATAAAAACACTATGGTTATTGTTTTCCAGTTTTTCAAAGCAAATTCAAGTATAAGCTTTTTAGTCATTATAACCTCGCAATCTAGCGATGCCATCAATAACTGTCTGACCTCCGATATAGATTGCTGAAATAATTACCCAGTCTTCGCTAGTTACGTGCCCAGCTAAGGTAAGCCCTGTGGCCGTCAACCACACCATTAGTTTTCTAGACGTAAGTTTTGCTAACCATGTATCTAAAAATGCTTGTGCTTTTGCAGACACAATCACCTCACCCTTTTTCTTTTGCTATTTTAGTTGCAGTTGCGTACATCACTGATTCTGCATCGTCACCATAGCGACGTTTAAAATCTTTCTTAGATTTCTTCATGCCCTTAACAACTTTTTCTTTTTCTTTCTTTTCTGATTTAGTCAGGGATCTTTCAGCGACTTGATCTAATTCTTCTTCACCAGATAAGTCTTGCGCTATTTTCTGTCTATTTTGACGTGCTATTGTTTTGCCTTGAGCTTGCTGTGCCAGCGCAACATACTTGTTTTTACTAACTGTTTGTGTTGGCGCTACGCCGACTGCCTTCTGGACTTGGGGCAAAATTTTATCTGCTACTCCAGCACCAACATCGTCAACATATTTTGTAACAGCTTTAGCCATGTCGTCAACATATTGACCAATCAGTTTATTTGATTTAAGTGCGTTAAGAGTTTTAGTAATTTTTGGCATTTGCTTAGAGAGTAGCTTGCCCAAATAGGTGCCGGCTCTTGTTCCACCCTTAGCCCCAAACTTACTAAGATAAACTCCTATCTTGCCGCCTTTACCAATAGCATCTCCAACTGCAGGAATCATTGATATAACTGACAACGCAGCCATTAAATGTTCTCCTTTTTTGGCATACAATGCTGCATTTGTTAAATCTGCTGCTTCACCGATGCCGGGAATAAGACCAAGAACATCAAGACCTATGTGCGGTAATTCTTTTTTCCAATCTTCAGATAACACCTCTTGTCGCATTTGATTATGCAGTAAGTCAATTCGCCTCTGCTCTTGCAACATTATTTGCTCATGCCGAAAAAGTTCAATTTCTTCGTTGATCATTTGTTTAAGATTGGATTTACTAATTTTCATCCAAAGAACCTTTGAAACTTAGCGTTGACTATATTATTTTGCGCCATAAATTCAGGCATACATGCGAGTATAGCATCGTGAGTAGGCTCCCCATCATACCATTCGAGAAATAATTCTACTGCATTTGATTCTCTTAGAGGTCTATCACCCATACCTTTGCTTACGCAAACTTGCACAAATAAGGCGCGCAGATCGATTTCTTCTGTTGTATCTTCTACAAGTACTGGTGTTGCTGCAATAGCATGTGATGTTTTTGATACTAAAAAATTCCAAAGTTTGTTTAATAAATTAATCATTTTACTATCCAACAACTTCTACTTTGTTAATACCTCTACTCTTTAATAAAGTTTGTGCTAGCCAAACTGCTGGATCTGTGGCGGCTCTATCACCCGGTTCAATCATATCAATGTATGCAGATTGCGTCATATTTGGCACCGTCGAATAATCCAGCGCGTATCCAAATTTATTATCGTAATCTCCCGTAGAGGTTCTAGTGGTCTTTACAAGAGATCTCAATTGATAATATTCTACTTCGCCGGGATTCTTTAAAACAGGTTCCCTTCCAAGCTTTTGTCTCAAGGCGACATATGCGCTACGGAATTCTCTGGGGTTGCTCATATCAAGGACTTGTGCTTCTTGTTCGTTTAAGTCCCTATATGTTGTCTCGTTCAAAAAGTAACGAGGGTCAATTCTTTTTGTGTTTTTTTGTCTAGCCATTATAATCTCCTATGTCGCTAATCCATTCATACTTAGTATCGCAATCAATCCGGGCACATTCTTTCTGACNTAAACNCCAGAGAAAAGTGTCTCGCATCGACCGCCGACATAAGCGATTGCCGACTCAATATTCTTGCTAACCTTCGGGTCTGCTACCATCTCTTCTGACACAACCAACACTAACGAACCAGCAGCAGCCTTACCCTTGGGTGGAGGACATGCAGAACGATTCATGCAGTTGTGAAGGATCACCGATCCAAGCTTTCCTGTATTTGGATCTTTTATCATGGTAGAGCCA